ACAACTCATAGACGGTTTTGATCAACGCCATAAAGGTTACAAAAAAGCGCACAAGACTGGACTGCTAACAGGCGGCGCAAAGTTCGTCAGAACTGGCGTGAATCCTGATGAAGCGCAGATGCTAGACAGTCGCAAGTTAGCGATTGAAGAAGTAGCCCGTATCTTTAGAGTTCCACCACACATGATTGGCATTACAACACCCGGTGCAATGTCTTACGCATCAGTTGAACAGAACAGCATTAACTTTGTGACTCATACTTTGCGCCCATACATTGCAAAGATAGAAGATGCTTACAGCTCAATCTTGCCACAAGGCGCATTCATTCGCTTCAACGTGGATGGTTTACTACGCGGTGACTTTAGTACTCGGATGAACGGCTATTCGATTGGTTCACAAGCAGGATTCTTAAGCGTTAATGACATTCGTAGATTCGAGGATTTGCGACCAGTAGACGGCGGTGACGTTTATCGTGTTCCTTTGGCAAATGTGGATTTGGTTGCTGCTTCACTTGTTGAAACAGACAAGCGTGTCACGATGGCTCAGAAACTTGTCAATTCTGGGTTTGATCCTGCTGGCGTTTTATCTGCTCTAGGATTACCTGCGATTGTTCATACCGGTCTGCCTTCTTCACAGTTACAACAGATTGCGCAAATAGACCCAGAAAATCCCGAGTCCGTTTATGGCGTGAAGTGATGGCTATAACTTCAGGTCAGGTAACCGTAGGAACCAGCAGGGTTCAAATAGATGGTTCTTCAGCAAACCCGTCAAGTTTACACATTCACAATAACGACAATACGGATGATTTGTTTTTAGGTAATGCTTCAGTTACAACATCAAACGGTTTACGTCTACCCAAACTGGACAGCATTGAACTCACACTTAATCCCGGTGAATCCCTATACGCAATAAGCTCAGGCGGTTCACACTCGGCTTCTTGGTTAAGGCAGACATTAGACTAATGCCGTATTTCATAACAGACGAAGCGCAAGGTTGCGCAGGTTGGGCTACCGTCAAAGAAGATGGCGAAGTTATTGGTTGCCATACAACTAAGCAAGATGCCATAGACCAAATGGTTGCAATATCAATAGCTGAGGACATAGAACCCGGTGGTGAACGCAAGAAGCACAAGATGAAGAAACCAAAACCCGTAATGATGGGTTACCGCGAACTGCCTGACAATTACAGACCAGCACTAGCAGATGACGTTCCAGAAGGTCGCGCCTGCGGTAACTGTTACTTCTACGATGAGTCCCGTGTCAATGAAGCAGGGGATAAAGCATGGTGTGAAAAGTGGGATGAATTCGTTGATGGCGGTTACTACTGTAACGCTTGGCAGTCAGAAGATTACATGAATGAAGATGAAGATGAAGATGAAGATGACCTACGCGCCATAAATCAAGATGCACCTGCATACATGAGAGCAGCTGCAAGACGTGGACTTGAATACTATGCAGATGGCAAGGGTGGCGATGGCTTAGTTGAAAAAACTATACGCGAAGCGCGACTTATGGCGAGTGGTCAGGTTTCAGATGATAAATGGGTTCGTACTGCTGCGTGGATAGCCAGACACTTAGGCGATTTAGATTCACCAGATGCAGACCCTAACTCAGAGAACTACCCAAGTGCAGGAGTTGTAGCTCATTTACTTTGGGGAAGTGGCCCATCTAAGGCAAGAGCCACAGCTGCTATGGAGTATGCACAAAGAGTTGCAGAAAGAATACGCAATGAAGAGCGACATTTGACGGGCAAACATGACCAAAAATCACATGGTTCTGGTGGAAAGTCAGCAGGAATTAACCCAGAAACCGGTAAAGGAAACATAAAAATTACCTCAGACATGGCTGCTGATTTTCAAGGTCGTTCAGCAGCTCCACACTTGAAGCAGAATCAAGACGGTTCTTATGCATTTACACCAGAAAGACAGGCCCTACACGACAAAATAGTTGCAGATGCTGTTTCAGGGGTTCCTACTTCTGCTGATCCTACTTATCACGTCATGGGTGGTGGCCCTGCTTCTGGAAAATCAAGCATGATTAAAAACGCAAAAGTAGATATACCAGATGGAAGTAAAGCGGTACAGGTGAATGCCGATGACATTAAAGAAAAGCTACCTGAATGGGATCGTATGCAAGGTGACTCAAATAGAGCTAACTATCTACACGAAGAATCTAGCTATCTTGCCAAGCGAATACAGGCCGCAGGCTTTGAGACCAGAAGGGATGTTGTTGTAGATGGCACTGGTGATAGTTCGCAATCTTCGATGACTAATAAGATTACTAAAGCTAAAGCGGCTGGATATAAAGTCAAGGGTAGTTATGCAACCACTTCAACAGATGTAGCAGTTGCTAGAGCTGATGCTAGAGGTAAAAGAACAGGCAGATACGTTCCTGAATCTGTCATTAGAAGCACTCACGCGGGTGTAAGTGACGTCTTTCCAAAAATTACGAATTTATTCGATGAAATAAGTTTGTACGATACTACTGATGGTGTTGTTTTGCTTGCTAGTGGCAAAAATGGTAAATTTGCTGTTAAAGATCAAGATGGTTATGATGCCTTTTTAGCGAAAGCTGGTGAATAATGATTCCTGCAAACATAATTGAAAAAATGTACGACCACATAGCTAATAAGCAGCTTAAAGAGAACTTTCGATACACAATTACCCCAGAAATGTCTAAATTATGGGATCAAATAACCTTTGAAATCAGAGAAATTCGTCAAAGAGGCGATTCCTTAGAAATGTTCTCTGAAATACCTGAAATAGAGATACCAAACCCTGCTTAGAACTTGCTTTGCCTGACCTTTTGTTATACAATTATTATGTAGGGAAGGAGTGGGAATGAATAAATACGAAGTTTATGGTTACGAGAACTATCAAACCGTTGTAGCTACTATCAACTGCGACACATTAGACGAAGCCAGCGAATGGGCGCAAGCTAACTTGGGTTCTAAAGGCTGGTCTACCATTCATAAAAGCAACTAAATTCTCAAAACAAAGCAAAGGACAAAGCAAATGAAACAAAAAGAAATTCCAAGTGTGGGCGATGTTGTCTACGGAGTCTGGGGTTATGATGCAACTTTTTACGAGTTCTACAAAGTAATCAGCTTTGAAGGCGAATGGGCTAAGTTTCAAAAATTGGAAAAGTGGCTGATTGTCCCTGACGAAAAATGGCCTAGTTATTATGGGGCTACACCCGGATCAGAAGCAGCAGGTAAGCCATTTAGACGGAAAGTTAAGTTTGGGCCTTATGGATGGACTGCCAAAGGTGCAAGTAATTACGAAGGAATCATCGGAATCTACGATGGTGAGCCAAAGATGGAATCGGCTCCCGGAACCTACTAAATAAAGAAATAGAATGGCGGTAGAGATACCGTCATTTTTTTGTGCCAAAATAGAAGCAATACAATAAGTAAAATTGGAGTCATTTTGAAAATCGTTGAACGTAGAAACAGTCCAGTCAATTTTGAATTAAATTTTGACGGTGAAGCAAGCGCAGACAAAATGACCTTCCGTGGTTATGCTGCTGTTTTTAATTCGCCGTCAGAACCCCTGCCATTTACAGAAGTAATTCGTCAAGGTGCTTTTAATCGTTCATTAAATGCACGCAACGAAGTAAAAATGTTTATGAATCACAACACTGATCATGTTCTAGCTTCAACAAGGTCGGGAACTCTCAAGTTAATTGAAGATTCCACAGGTCTACTAGCAGAAGCCAAGTTGCCAGAAACAACAAGTGGCAAAGACTTATCAATTCTCATGCAACGCGGTGACGTTCACTCAATGAGTTTTGGTTTTAGCGTTCCACCTAAAGGTGATAGTTGGAGTTCAGACGGCTCAACTCGTGAACTACATCAGGTTCGCTTGCATGAAGTTTCTGTTGTAACTGGATTCCCTGCCTATGAAGCCACAACTGCGGATGTAAGAACTATTGACATTCTTGCAACTCGCACGCTTGTAGATGCAGATGTTTTAGCTGATGCAATGATTCGCCTAGAAGAAGGTCAAAATCTGACTGAAAATCAAGCAGAAATTTTGACAAAGGTTGTAAGTAAGTTAAGAGAAGATAAGACCGACAACCTTGAACTAATAGACATTAAGCGCAAGCAACTAGACCTAATGGCAAAGGTGTTTTAATGAATGTCACAGATGTAAAGCGTGCCTACTTTAACGCCTTAGATAATCCTGCATCAGGGGTATTTGTTGAATTTGCAGATGTTATCTGTGAAGCCATAGTTGCAGAATTTGGTGAGCCTGAAGTTAAGGCTTATGCACCAGTTAAAGAAACCCGAGTTGAAGTAATCAGCGAAACTCGATAACCTACTGCTAGAAACAGGCTTGCGCAGGGGAAGGCGTTAAGCCTGTTTTTATTTGTGCAATAATTAGATAAGCATTTTGTGGAGCCACATTTTGCGACTGTGTGGAGCCACGCAGAAACCTTAAGACTCACACACAATCCAAATACTTTAGAGGAGTAACAATGTCTGACTACATCCGTCAGCAAGTGGAAGCTCGTGCAAAAGCTTGGGAAGAAGCGAAAGCCCTTCTTGACTCAGCAGCAGCTGAAAAGCGCGACCTATCCGGCGAAGAAAACCAAACATATGACCGCATCATGGCAGACCTTGATCAGCGTTCAGCAGTAATCGAAACCATGAATGCTCAAGCAGAACGTGAAGAACGTGCCGCTGAAGCCATGAAGGGTTTTGAAACACAAGTTAAGCCAGCAATTTCTGTTCCAGCAATTGATGATGCACAACTTATCCGTTCCCTAGCTCGTGGTGAAATCCGCTCACATTCATTTGAGAAGCGCGATTTATCTAAAAGTTCGACTGGAGCTCCGGTAGCTACGTCATTTTATGATCAAGTTATTTTGTTGGCCCGGCATATCGGCCCCATGCTAGAAACATCAACCGTTCTTAATACAGCTGGTGGAGAGAACCTACAAATTCCTTCACTATCTGCATACTCAACTGGAACTGTAACTTCTGAAGCCGGCACTATCGGCGAGAGCGATCCAACCTTCAATGCATTCAAGACTCTTGGTGCATACAAGTACTCGTTCCTAACTCAGATCAGCCGCGAAATGGTTGAAGATAGCGGAGTGGACATC